TCTACAAATTGGTCGGTCATAGCGCCGATCATCGCTGGTATCGCCGCAGCAGTCGTGGCATGGACAATCGCGCAAAATGCACATACCGTCGCGCTATGGGCTGCGGCTACCGGTCAAAAAGCCCTGAACGCAGCCATGAACGCAAACCCTTTTATTTTGATCGTGTCCGCGATCATAGCGGTAATTACGATCCTTATTACCCTATGGAAAACCAACGCGGATTTCCGTGCGGGTGTGATCCGCATCTGGAACGGCGTATTGGGCTTTTTTGATCAGGTTCCAATCTTTTTTACCCGCATCGGCTTTGGGATCGCAAACGCTTTTGACGATGCCAAGGTGAAGGTGCTGACGATCGTGGATACCATGGTGAACGGCGTGATCTCCGCGATAAACTGGCTGATCGAACAACTCAACAAGATCCCCGGCGTAAGCATCGGGGCGATCAGCGAGGTAGGCTTTGCAGCCGCCGCTCAGGCGGAAGCCGAAGCGAACCGGAAGCGGCGGGATGCGGAGCTGCAGGGCATGGTCGATAAAGCCAACGAAAAAGCGGCTGCGCGCGAAGCGAAGCTGCAAGAGGATATCGCAAGCTGGGCTGCGGACGCGGAAAGCAAGTCCGTGACCGACTCCGGGATCTACGACTCCGGAGACTACAGCACCAGCACCGGCACCGGAGCCAGCGGCAGCTCCAGCGGCGGCAGCGGAAGCTCAGCAGCCGAAAAGCAGATCGACCTGATGGAGCAGCAGCTGAAGTACCTGCGCGACATCGCAGAGCAGGAGGTGCTCAGCGGTTTCGAGGCGCTTGCCGCCATGGAAACTGGCTTGGCCATATCGCGGTCGGACGCGGAGCTGCTGCGGCAGACGGCCGGGCAAAGCAACGTTTTCTATCTGAACTACCAGGGCGGCGGCATGCAAGCCAACGCCAACATCACACAGGGCGAAAGCTTGGATGACATCCGGCGCACTCTGGAAAGCGAAGCGCAGGAGGAGATTGATACGGGACTGTCTGGGCTGTATGAACTGCTGCCCGTCCCATAAAGGAGACGCGCATGGGCGTAAAAACGTATCTTGGCGGCATGCTGCTGCCGGTCAACCCGTTGGATGAGCTGGCTTTCGCGGCTAGCGTGGATAACAAATCCCAAGACATTATTTCCTTGGGCGAAGTCACTTTTTTAGGATGCCGAAAGCTTGCGTCCTGCACCATAAAAAGCCTGGTTTCGGATGTGCGGTATCCGTTTTCCGTGGATGGGGCGAGCATATCGCCCCAGTCTTTTATAAACCGGATCTACGCGGCGATCGACGCCCGGCAGCCGGTGCGCCTGATCGTAACCGGCGTCGGCATGGACGTCAACATGCTGTGCAGTATAGAGTCGTGGAAGCACGAGGAGCGGCACGGCCAAATCGGCGAGTACTACTATGAGATCAAACTGAAAGAGTATCGCGCGTATGGTGTGAAGTCTGTGCAGATCGGCGGAACGACCAGATACGGGATCACCACACGGGAAAACACGCCGCCGATGCTGAAAAACTATACGGTTGTTGAAGGGGACAGCCTGTCGTCCATTGCGAAATCGCAGTATGGAGATAGTACTAGGTGGCGCGATATCTACGAAAAAAACAAGAACGTGATCACAAATCCCAACAAAATCCATGTGGGAGACAGATTAGTAATGATGGACAAGTGATATGGATGCCGAGCTTATCATACAAACGCCTTCGGCGCGCATAGACGCGTCGCAAATACTGGA